ACAAACATTAATTTCTTCAGGTAGGTTGGTATTTAATAGCAATCAAAAAGAAATTATTGCATTTGCAAAAAATGGAATTGGATTATCTTCAGAAACAAATATTGCAATCGACGTAATAGATACTGCAGTACTCAATGCTAATAAAGTTGAATTAGGCGACGAATCTAACGAACCTTTAATTTTAGGTAATACATGTAAAATGTGGATTGAAAGTTTAATTGATAAACTATCAACATTAACTGTTATAACGCCGGCTGGCCCATCATCGCCATTAACTGCATCTCCTCAATGGCCAGTAATAGTTTCACTAAAAAGTGAACTTCCTAATTTATTAAGTGATTTGTCATTTACTAAAAAATCAGTATCAACTTCAACAAAAGGATCTGCAAAAGTATTACCAATACCAGATTTTAAAATGACTCCTGAAGAAAAACAAAAAATAGAACAAATAGTTGCTGAAGTAAAAGCTGAAGCGTTAACAGATACAGAAACCCCAGAACAAAAACAACTTCGAGAGGAATATGTTTCTTTAAAAGAAAGAGAATTATATAATGAACAACATGCACACGCATCTATAGACACAGATGATTTTGAAATTGATGAAGGTGAATTAGAAGAAGAAGCAAAAACATCTTTTTCTTATATAGCTGATAAGCAAGTGCAACCAGCTCAAGGAGGTACTGGAGGTTAGTTAATCAATAAAATTATTTATAAATAAACAATCAAAAACTATGTCTACATTAATCGAGCAAATTGCATCAAATAGCCCAGGAGCTAGAGTTGTACTAGCTGCTTATAAAGATCTTAAAAACAAAGTAACAGAAGATCCTAAAGTAGCAAATTCAGGCCCTAGAATCGATGAAATGATAAAAAATGGAGGATATAATTTTCCTGTATATTGGTGTGCTTGTGCCGTAACTACTTGGTGGCAAGAGGCAGGACTTCAAGTATTTAAGAACGCAAAAAAGCAATCAGGCTCATGTCAAGATTGGGTAAATTGGGCTAAAAAAACTGGACGTTGGTCAATGCAACCATCAATAGGCGCTGCTAATATATATTTTAATGAAAATCAACGTGCACATCATATTGGAATTGTAGCTCAAATACTCCCAGGAGGACGACTCATAACAATTGAAGGAAACACATCTCCGAGACCAGGTGACGACAATGGTACAGGAGTATTTGCAAAATATCCTAACCTATCTGATTTAGGTGGATTTGTATTACCTTTGGAAATACCTGTATAAAATACGTAAATTCATAAAGTAAATATTTATTATAAAATAGTACTATGAACTCAAAAGATTTTATACAAACACTTCGAAAAGTAATACGAGAAGAAGTGCAAGTTGCTGTTCGTACTGAATTAAAACAATTTAGTTCCGTGATTAGCGAAGTAAAACAGTCAGCTAAACCAGCTACGACATATACAGAAACAATCAAACCAAAAGTTAAACAGCAACCAAAACAATATACAGGAAATCCAACATTAAATGAGTTATTAAATGGCACATCTGGATTTAAAGGAGATGGACCAATGGCTTATTTAGAAGAACAACTTGATTATAATGATTTTTCAGAATGGCCTACAATGCAATCCAGACCAACTCCGTCAACTCCTGCAGTGGTAACTGATGTAGATGGAAGAAGAATTGATATTAATCAATTAACATCAACCGCAGAAGGAGAAGCAGTTGTTAATGCGTTAACAAGAGACTATTCTCAATTAATGAAAGCAATAAATAAGAAAAAAGGTAATTAATGGCATACGAACAAATTATATCAATAAACAATCCTAATGTAGCAGTAGGAATAACACTTCCATTTACTCAAACAAACGGGAGATTATTTAATTTGTCGTATTCCACTGAAGAGCAAGCATTGTCAAATTTAAAAAATTTAATTTTAACAAGACAAGGCGAGCGAATTATGCAACCTTTATTTGGTACTAATTTACAAGATTCTTTATTCGAGCAAAATGATGATTTATTAAAATCTTCTATTAGAGACTCTATTCAAGATGCTGTAGAATTTTGGCTGCCTTATATAGCAATTAATGAATTAAAAGTTGAAACTGTATTAGCCGTAGGAAATTCAAAAGAAGAACATGGCGTTACAATTTCAATGAAAGTTGTGGTAAATGGAGTTCAATCTGAAATTCCATTAACATTTTTAGTAACAGCTACCGCAATAGAACAAATATAATATGACTCAAGTAAAAAAAGATATAAGATACCTTAATAAGGATTTTGGTCAATTCAGAGCAAATTTAATAGAGTTTGCAAAAAATTACTTTCCAGATACTTATAATGATTTTAACGAATCATCGCCGGGGATGATGTTTATTGAAATGGCATCATATGTAGGAGACGTATTGTCATACTATACAGATAATCAATTAAAAGAATCATTTTTAAATACCGCTGCTAGCAAACCTAATGTATTAGCATTAGCTGCTAATGTAGGATATAAAACAAAAAATACAATTCCAGCAACGGTAATGTTAGATGTATTTCAGTTATTACCTGCAAAGACAACTGTAAATGGTAAAGAGCCTGATTGGTCATATGCATTAACTCTTAAAGAAAATTTGATTGCGCGTGATGACACAAGCAACATGGAATTTAGAACGACATCTTTAGTTAATTTTTCAGCTTCTAGCAGTTTTGATCCAACAGAAGTTAGTGTATATCAAATTAGTAATGTTGATAACTCTCCAGAATATTATCTACTTAAAAAGTCGGTTAAAGCTCTTGCAGGTACAGTTAAAACAAAATCATTTACGTTTGGAGCTGCAAAAAGATTTGATAAGATCGTAATTAATGATACGGATATTATTGATATAATGTCAATAACAGATTCAGATAATAATACTTGGACTGAAGTGCCATATTTAGCTCAAGATATGGTTTTTGAAACTATAGCTAATACCGTGCAAAATGATCCTGAATTATCAAAATATACAGAGGTACCATATCTTTTAAAATTAAAAAAGACAGCATATCGATTTATTACTAAATTTAAATCTGATAAAAATTTAGAAATTCAATTTGGTCCTGGAATATCAGCTAATAATGATGAAGAAATAATTCCAAATCCTAATAATGTAGGATCTGGATTAAATGGATTGCAAACTCAATTCGATCATCCAATAGATCCTTCAAACTTTATGTATACAAAATCATATGGTTTGGCGCCTTCAAATACGACATTAACAGTTAAATATACAACAGGAGGAGGAATAAAATCAAATGTACCATCATATTCTTTAAAAACAATTGCTAATGTAGAGTATCAAATAGATTCTCAAGCATTAGACATTACATTATTAAATCAAATTAAAGCATCTGTAGCCTGCACAAATCCAGACCCAGCAATAGGAGGTAAATCGGAAGAAACTATTGAAGAGATTAGACAAAATGCGATGGCAAATTTTGCGACTCAACAAAGAAGTATTACGGCGCAAGATTATATTATTAGAGCATATTCAATGCCTTCAAGATTTGGATCTGTTGCAAAAGCATATGTAATTCAAGATCAACAACTTAATCCAGATAATGGTCAAGAAATGATACCTAATCCATTAGCAATTAATTTGTATACATTAGGATATGACGGCAATGGTAATTTAACAGAATTAAACGCAGCAGTAAAGGAAAATTTAAAAACTTATATAAATCAATACAGACTATTAACCGACACTGTCAATATTAAGACGGCATATGTTATTAATATCGGCGTTAAATTTGAAATAATCACGCTACCTGAATACAATTCCAATGAAGTATTATTAATGTGTATTGAGAAATTAAAAAATATTTTTAATAATAGACAATGGCAAATTAATCAACCTATTGTAATGTCAAAAATATATACAGAATTAGACCGAGTAGAAGGTGTTCAATCAGTAACTTCAATTAATATTGTTAATTTATATGATTCAACTCAAAAATATTCTGGAAATGTATACGATGTCGCTGCAGCAACTAAAGCAGGTGTAATTTATCCTTCATTAGATCCTTCAATATTTGAAATTAAATTTCCAAATACAGATATAATTGGTAAAGTTGTTTCATTATAAAATAAATTAAAATATGATTTGGTCAATATCAGCATTACAAGATACAACAATATATGAATCTGACCTGTATAGAAATACAGGATTAGATCAAATTCTAGAAATAGGAAAATCTGGAACTAGCGCCGGAGGAGATTTAGCCGAATCAAGAGCTTTAATTAAATTTGATATATCAACATTATCAAATATATTAACTGATAATAGTATATCTATTAATAACATATCCGCAAGTTTAAAATTATATACAGTTCAAGAATCTGAGCTTCCTCAAACATACATGATTGAAGCAAAGGCATTAGCTGCTAGCTGGTCAAATGGAGTAGGATATTCTTCTAACACAATAGAATCTGCAGTAACCGCTACTGTCGGAGCAACTTGGATATCAACTCAAGGGTCTGGTTCAAGTTTATGGAGTAACTCTTTAACAACTGGTACAGATATGGATCATAACACGACTCAAGGAGGTGGTGTATGGTATACTAGCTCAATTGCTAGTCAGTCATTTAGTTTTAAAACTACGGATACAGTTGACATCGACGTTACTAATATTATTAAAGCATGGCAAACCGGGTCGTTAACAAATAATGGATTTATAGTTTCATTAAATAACGCAGCAGTTCAATCCACAAATTTCCCAAATACAAATATACAATTTTATTCTTCAGAAACTCATACAGTATTCGAACCTCAATTGTATATTAGTTGGACTGGAAGTTTTTCATATAATACAGGTTCATTAAGTGTTATTACATATGAAGACAATCCTATAATTTATACTAGAAATTTTAAATCAGAATATCCTAAAGATGCAAAAGTTAGGATTTTAGTAGCATCTAGACCTAAATATCCTAGACCAACATTTGCACAAAAT